GGACAACTCTTTGTCTATTAACAATCTCTAATCCTTTCTTAAGTCCTTCAATGTAATCTTTATTCATCATTTAAACTCCGTCCGTATGTGTTAAGTATAGATTCTAACATTATTGGAACTGCTATTGCTGGTGGGTAGTGGTTAGAAGGACGCTCAGCACCGATATAAACACAAATATCATCAAGATACAATGCTAACCGAAAAATAAAATCCGTCTCATTTAATTGTTTTCCAATCTCTACCAACTCATCTGACCACCAATTTACAAGTAAAGGGTGTTCCCAAGCTTCTTTAAATTCAACTTCCTTTCCAACTAAATGCCAATCTTTTTGGTCTTTATAAGCCCACTTAGAAAGTCTAACAAAAACTTTCCCGCTATGGTGTCCGATTAGTCCCCTCTCTTTAGGAAAGTAGTTATCTAATTTTTCTGGGGATGGGTTTTCTTTCATGTCAAGTAATTGGAGAAATTTACTAAGTAAAGCAGTCCGATTACTGAAATCTGATAAACTCATTTTAATCCTCGATCTTTCTCTGAAAGGAAGAACTCTCAAAATATTTACCAAGAATCTTTTCTTTAGATTCAGCTTGTGTCGCATCTACAAAAGCGATAACTTCTTCTTTAGTTTTAAAGAATTTGGGCTTATCTCCTGTTTTATAATAAGATTTTCCATATCCTTCGAAATCTCCTGCATACTGAAATTTAAGGATATCATTATTATCAAAAATCATAGAAACTTGAGAAATAGTTCCTTTATAAATACTTTCTGGG